TGCTCCGTGTCTACATACAAGTTTCCCTATATGCTTACTAAAATCTTCGTGCAATTCATACTCTACGAGTACATAGTCTTATGACTAACACCCTACGAGTGCTAGAGTCACGAGTGTTCTTGCACTATTTAATAATTTATTTTACCTTCTTGAAAAATAAATTCAAACATTTTGAAAAATAATAATTTACATATTTTATAATACAACTCATCTTCAGATAAAAATTCTGTTTTTTTCTCTCTTCTAAGAGTCATATTATTAGCCTCACTATAATATCTTGACATAACTACGTGAGTGTCAAAATATCCTTTTTGAATACAAGTATTCATTTTAAGAAGACTAATATCTGTAAATTTAAAAGGTTGTTTAATTATCCTTGGCGGTCTTGTAGGGATTACAATCGTCACAATTATCACTTACCTTTTCTTTTTTTTCTTTTCTAGTAATAAATATATATACTAATATCATTCTAATTAACATACTTATTAATAATAATCCTAATATTTTAAATATTGCATATATACTTATTATAGATAAAATTCCTAAACCGAATATTAATATCTGAATTATATCTGTTATTTTTTCTTTATCTTCATTACATTTACAAGTATTTCTATATCTTGCAAAACAACATATAAACAAGAATATTCCATACAACACACTAAGAATATAAAAACTCATATAATAATCAACTCCTTTTAAATTGTTTAAAAGAATTATATAAGTTTTTTTATCATTAGTCTATTTCTTTTGATTGCATCTAACTAATTCAAATTTACTATTGTATGCCTTTGCACTTATTTTTTCATAATAATCATTAATTCTAATGAAGTTAAAACTTTCTAATTTAGTTTCTAATTTAAATGTTTTTTTACCCGCATAAGTTTCGATGAAAAAGTAACAAAACTTATTTTCTTCATCTATGCTATTTGAAAATTCATTTTTTTCGTTAACAAGATAATAGCTTAAACCCTCTTTTTCTTTTCTGGATACGCTTTTAATAATATATCTTGAAAAATTCTCAAATTTTTTTAATTTTATAAAAATCATATTTTTCTCCGCTGGCGCATTTTATATACTTTATACTACAAATAAGAGGGGTAACCCCCTCATTATATTACTTGTAGTTTTGTTGTTTTATTTCAGTTATAGTAAATCTTGAATCACTATAAGCATTTTTAAATTCTGGTCTACAACTTTCAGTTAAGACAAAATGATATTTTTGTAAAGTATCTGGTACTTTTTTATCATAAGAAAAATATCCATCTGTAATATTAATTACTTCAAAAGGAGTTGTGCTATATTTTTCTTCTAAATATTGGTGAAATGTAGAAATATCAGTTCCACCAGTACTATATGCACCTTTTTTAGCAAACTCTCTAATATCACTAACATTATCAGTAAAAGTTTTATTTTCTTTTATATCATTATCAGACCAATAAATAATATCAAACAAGAATTCTTTCTTTTTTTTGTTTAATCCATAAAGCATATCTAACATTTGTTGTAATTCTTTGTCACTTACTGAACCAGATACATCTATTCCTACTACTAGTTTTAAACCATTATCTTTTTTTTTACCTTTAAAGACAATATTAGTTCCTTGTCTTTTTCTATTTGGTTTTTGATAAGTAGGACTTTTTCCACAAGCTAGTGCTTTAGTGATTACTCTTTTTAATTTAAGAGTATTCAAAAAGTAATTAGGTTTAAGCATATCTCTTTTTCTATTGAAGATACCGGCCTCACGTCCAACTCCATCTCCACTATCGAGATATTGTTGCATTTCACCTTCAGCAACTTCTATTTTACTTCTTATAATATCTCTAATAGCTGAATCGTCTAAACCTTTACCGTCTTTACCATCTTTACCTTGTCCTTGACCATTACCGCTTTCATCTTCCATTGATTTACTATGGTCATCTAATGTTCTTCCTGGATTAGAACCTGGTTGAGGACTACCATTTCCAGGACCTACTTTAAAAGTTATTTTAGTACTTTTTGGAATTATTTGTTTGATAAATTCAAATAAATCTCTGTCTATCCATTTATTTCTAACAACATCTTCATCTGGTAAACTAAGTTTGTGATAATCACAAAATTTCTTTATTGAATCATAACAAACTAATTCATATTGTTCTTGAGGTGGTACATTAACATTAAGTTTTTCTTCAAGTTTCTTAACACAATTACTACTATAATTTCTAATTTCTCCAGATAGTAATTCATTAACACTACTATTAACATAATAATCCATAGCTACGTTTAATGCCTCAGCATAACCTTCTTCATATTCTGTCTTGAATCTATCAAAGTGATAAAAGTAATTATGGAAAAACTCGTGAAATAGTATTCCTAGAATATCTATTGGTTCAAGTTTTTTCTCTTCTATCAATTTAAAATTAATAAATAAATCTATTCTTTCTTTATTAGCATTAAGTTTAGTATAAGCTATTTGGTCTTTTTCTTTTTCTTCTACATCCATTATGTCACAAATAAACAATAACATATTTATGAAGAATGGAAATTTATTTCTATATAATATTAATACTGTTTCTATTAATTGTTTTCTACCATCTTCAGTATTAATATCATAATCAAATACTAAACCGTTATTTTCTACTCTAACCATCGTGTTTCTCCTTTCAAAAAAAGAAAGTAGGGAATTAATAATCCCTACTATTGAAATTTAACCAAGTCATTATAGATTGTTTCATAGATTTCTTTATTTTGTGCCTCTTTTTTACCTCTAGAAACTTTTCCTATAATTTTAGAGAATTCTAGCATCATATCAGAAGATTTTTTAGAATTCTTTTTCTTAATAAAGTTTATTTTATTTTTAATTTCTTTGAAAATAGATATTGCTAACATTCTATCCTTATAGAATACAGTTAAAATATTTTCTAAGTTTTCATCTAAGTATTTTAATTTATTGTCTTTTAAAGCCTCATTAACAATGAAAGTCTTAGTTCTTATTTTAAGTTCCATTAGCTTATCACTCTTATCAAATACATTACCTTTTCTATCTAATAATTGTTTATCTGGGTCTAAATTATGTTTAATTATTACTTGGTCATGTAAATCAATTTGGTTGATTTGTTCAAATAAAGTAATTTGTTTTAATATACTTGCACAAGTAGGTTTATTGAACATATATGCACCAAACTTAGTAATATCTATTTTTGCTGAACTATAATCTTTTATTCCTAAATCATTCCATCTATTAGATAACATTCTCCAAGAACCTAAAGTAGTATCTTGTTCTAATTCTTTAGAAGCTTTTTCGTGAGATACTAAATCACTTCCATCTAAAGCTTCCATTACTTCTAATAATATTTCATTATATTCATTTTCTTGAGCATATTCTATTATGTCTTTCTTAGTAGGAACATACTCGATAAAGATTTGTCTTCTTCTTAATGCACTGTCCGAAAAATCTATGTTTTGTATATAGTCATTTCCAAGATTGCACGCACTTAGTACATACATGTTCGGAGCCGGAACACCATTTATTCTTCTTTCAAATAGTCCAAATAAAAGTGGAGCTACAGAAGCGTCACATCTAGTAACTTCATCTAACAAAAGCAAATAGTTCTTATCTGGGTTATCTAAAATTTCTTGGAAAATTCCCATATTAACTAATTCAACTGTTTTTTCATTAAGAGTTACTTCAGTAACTTCTTGTTTATCAAATAAAGAACCTCCATCTAAAGGTCCTACTTTTTTTGTTTTAACTACATCTTTTACTATAGGTATTCTAAAGTCTTCAGAACCTACTCCTTGTAATCTAAATACTATAGTTTTATGAATATTTAATTCAGGTGCTAAATATTGTAACTTTTCTGCGAACGTAGTTTTACCAGTTCCTGATGGTCCTATTATATTAATACTTGTGTATTTAATCATTGTTCTTACTTCTCTTAATAATTCATCTAAATTGTCTATTATTACTTGGTTTTTATCTCCTATTCTTGCCATTATACATCACTTCTCCTTTTATAAGTTTATTAACATTGCCATTTGATTATCCAATTCTTCCAATTCTTCAGGGTGTTTCTTTATATTTTTCATTATTTTATTTACTGAAACACCAAAACCAAAAAGTTTATTATCTTTTGGTACAATAAAAATCCTAAAATCTTTTAATATTACTTGATATAATTCCCCCTTTATTTTATAATCTAATAATGTTGGTTTTTCATCCATAAACTCACAAAAAGCATAATTTCTTGGAGCCATGTGGTCAATATTTGCTTGGCAATAGATAAGCTTAAAATTATAGCTAGGTCCTATTGCGTTATATCCACTTTTTATTTCTTGAAAACCATTATTAACAGTCATTGTTTTTGCAAAGTTTTCTCCATAATGCACTATATATTTATTTAAATCTAAAATAGCCAAATCCTTTTTTTTATCAATAAAAGTTTCTATTGTAGTAAATTTTCCATCTGGTAATTCTTTAGCAAATAATATTTCATTTTTTTTATTTATTTTTACTGCTACTTTTGAATTATCTTTTTCAAAGATTAAAACATTTTCTTTAGCTTGTTCTAATTTTATTTTAATATCTTTTAAACAATCATATATTGGATTAATTTTCTCTTTAAGATATCTATCAAACACTCTTATTTCTCCATTGTTTTCTTTTACTAAAAAATATTTAAAACTATATATATAATTGTTAAAAACATTTATATCTTTTAAATCACAATCGTTTTCAAGAAAATACTTGATAAATTTTTTATTTCTTGTATTTTTAAGAACGGTTGAGTTAAAATAAAAATAAAATTTATCTTCACTAAAATTAAAAAAGAATTTTATAAATTTACTTGTTTCACTAGTAATTGTTACATCACTTACACCTTTTAAATCATCGAAGTCTCCATATTCAAAACTATCTGATAAGTATTCAGATACGCTTTCGTCTTTACCCATTAATCCTGAAACACAACAAAATAATTTCAATAAGCTAAATCTTTTATTACCATCAAAACATTCAAAAACATCTTTATTAAACTCTTCGTTTAATGTTTTAAAATACTTAAAAGAGCTTTTTTTTAAATAAACTCTTTTGTCTTTTGAATAACCAAGAAATATATAATGTGGATTCTTAAAAACAGAATCTGTTTTAATAATACAATTTTCATTTATATATTTAATTTGGTTTATATATTTATTTTTTTCAGCTATTAATTTTTCATACAGATTCATAGTTTTAATACCATTAAATTCCTTTCATATAATTCTTTTAATTCTTCCATATGTGTTTTAAAATATCTATACACTTTAGTTTTATATTTTAATTCTTTTAATTTTTCAGCATAATCTTCTTTACTTATGAAATAAATAAAAGAACCGATTATTATACCTACATTTTCTTTTCCTTCTACAACTCCGTTTTCTATTAATGTTATATATTCTCTTAAGTCCTTAGAAAATTCTTCATTGAAAATCAATGTTCTATTATCTTTTTTAGTTCTAATAGAACACATTTTCATTATCTTTTTTTCTTTTAAGTTAAGAATTTCTTTTTCATTTAATTTTATATATGGTATATTATTTATTTCAAAAAACATCTTTGGCCTTTCATTTATTGCACATATAAAATTAAAATCTTTATCAAAGTAATTAACATCTAAGAAATTTTCTTCAAAAGTATATATTATTCTATTGAAGTTATATTTTTTTATTTTTATGTCTTTTTCTAAGTTTTTAAGATTTTTAACATTTTCAAACATTTTCAGAATGTTTTTGTTATACTTGCTTATATTTCCTGTTTTGTCATAAACAACATTATCAATAACAAAAAGATTTTCATTATCAGCTCTATTATTATGTTCTATTTCTATGAATTTAATATCTTTAGCTCTATAAGCAATTTTATAAAGTTTGTTGTTTTTTAGGTTTTTCTTCAAGAAATCAAAAAAAGCATAACCATTTAAAGTTAATATTTTTTTTGCTAATTCTCTAGTATTCTTTTCTTCAAACATTCCAAGGAAATAATTAGTAAAAAACTTCCCTGTTATAATATCATATCCAATTAATGATTCTCCTTGAAAAAATATTAATCTATCACCATATTTAACTTCATTTAAACATGATGGATTTGAAATAAATAACCCACATATAAAAGCAAACTTTTTAACTTCTTTTTCATTAAAGTTTTTATGTAAATCGCAAAATAAATCTGAATATAATTCACATAAATCTTTAAGAACATTAAGATTTAATTGAGCTATAGAATTAAACTCAATAGAAAAATATCTAAATTTAATAACGTTTGTTTCAAATATAGGTTTTCTTATATTTTTATCTGTTCTTATATGAAGTGAATAACTAGATTTAGCTTTTCTAATTAGTTTACTTACGCACTCATAAAATATTTTACTTCTCATTTAATCACAACCCTAGTAACATATTATTTTTATCATTGATTTCATCATATTTTTCCTTATTTTTCATAATTTCTTTTATAAAATAACTAATGTTAAATTTTTTATATTTTTCATATATCTCACCATATTCTTCAAAATTAAGTGTATATATTTTGTTCTTTATTTTTATAAAAATAAAATTACCATCCATACTTTCTTGAATTCTAGAAAAATATTCTAAATCAAACATATTTTTTAGCTGTACCTCATTTATTTCTAAAGGTACTATACCTAATCCTGTTTTATAGAATTTAATATTTTTTACTTTTTCTAAAGTCCACAAGTTAAAAAGTTCATTAGTCCATGCATTCCATAAACATATTTGATTATTATATGTTAAAAATTCACATTTAAAATCAATAGTGTTAATTAATTTCATATTTCTATCAAAGAACCAAACTCTATATGCATCTTTTTCATTATATTCAAGAGCATATATTTTTTTTCTTGTTCCTGGAAGTTTATTTAGACTAAGATAATATTGAGTATCTTCTTTTAAGATTTTATACATATCTTTTGTTTTAAATACTTTAAGCTCGGTTTTATCTTTGTATATGAATTTATCTTTACTACAAATAGCATAGTAATCATTAATTCTTATCTTTTTTTCATTTTTTAATTCAGTGAAAACTTTCAATTTTCTATTTCTCATAAGTTTTAAGTTTTCTCTTTTAAAAAATAAAACATTTGCTTGATTTCTGTCGTTTATTATAAAAGTTTTTTCGTTATAAAATATCTTAATATTTTTTAAGTCTATTCCTATTGAATGATTAACTCCGTCTAATTTGAAATTTAAAAGAAAACTCATATTATCACAAGTCTCATAAAAAACTTCTGTTATCATTAATTTTATTTCGTTTAATCTAGTTAAAAATAAAAATAACTTACAGAAAGTTTCACTATGAATAAAAAATTTATTTTTTCCTTTTAATACTTGAAAATCATTAATAGCATCTTTTAATACTAAGTACATTAACTGATAGTTCTTTTTTAAATACTTTTTTAGATTTTCAATATTATATTCATCAGTAAATTCTTTTCTTAAATTTGTTTCTTTCATTTCATTTAATATCTTTTCTATATTTTTTCTGTAAGTTATATAATTCATATTACAATCCTTCCATCATAGCAATGACGTCCTGGTAATTTACCCACTCATCAAAGTTTTTTCTAACGTTCTTTAACATTTTAGCTTTATTTTTATTATAAAATTCATCTCCTACTTTGACTATACCGAGAACTCCATTACAAAATACTACTATATTATCATTTTCTTCTGTTCCTGTTTTTACAGCTTTATTTAAAGCTAATATATTAAATCTACCTATATATCTTTCTGCACTACTATAATAAGTATAACCTATTTCTGGTTTAATTTCTTTAATTTTAATTTCATTTCTTAAATTAAAATCGTTGTATCTTACTAAGTTAGGTTCTTTATATTTATCAATTTCATCAACTCTATCTGTTAATAATAATTTAGAAATTTTATTATTAACTATATAAATAGTAGAAGCACTAATATACCCACCATATTGTTGATTTTCATAATCGAAGTTTATTGCTGTTTCATAATTATGTTCCATTATAGTAGTTACTTTCTTTATAGGAGTTTTAAATTCAAGTTTATCTAATAACTTAACGTTATCTTTAAAAGAACTTTTGAAGTTGTTTCTATATAATGAAAAACTATCGTTGTCTACTTCAATAAAGTATAAATATTTTTCTGTACATTTTACGATAAACTGATTTTTTTTAAAACACAAATGCGCCGGCGGAGAAACTCTTCTTTTTTTCTTTACTTGCTTTTTGTGTCCAGGTCTAAAAAACTTAACTTTTTCTTCTTCATAATCAAGATTTATATCATAGAAGAATTCAGTATAAAAATCTGGAAATTTTAAATCCTTTATTCTACGACATCTTTGTGCTTTGGTGAAAATCATATTTTCTATATCATATTCTATCAATAAATCATCTTGGTGAAGTCTTAACAAACTTCCACGTTGGATTACTTTATCTATATTATTTTTTTTATTATAACTTTTCTGAACCATTTCAAAACCTTGTGAAATTAAAAATATTATAAATATAGCTTGTTTTGTTTTTAAAAATCCACTATTAAAAAAGTCACTGTTATAAGTAAAAACTCTTTCTAATGTTTTTTTTATTTCAGATATTTCTTCACTAGTTTTTCTTTGATAATAAGAACCTTTATCTCTTGCAAAAGTTATACGACATTTATATCTTCCGTAAAAAGAAAAGTCTACAATATTACCATTTTTTTTAGCATCAATACTATCACCTATATAAGTTACTTTACTAAATATATATTTATCAGTAACAGTATTGTAACTATTAATAGTTAAGTTTTTATTTTTCCAGTTACTATACATATCTATTAATTCTTTTATTATTTTCTTATTTACAAACACCCTATGCCTCCTAAATGTTAATAGTTAACATTAAATTATCATTCGCCTCTTCTAATTCTTCATTAGAAATTATTTCAAATCTATAAAAATATCTTGATGCTAAATCTCTGCTTAAACCATATATAGTTCCATCTCTATATATTAATATTTCATTTTCTGTATAAGCTACAGGAAAGTTATTTTTCTTTTTAATTATATTCTTTACTAATTCTAAAGACATTAATTCAAATACTTTATTTGTTATGAATCTATTTTTAACAAAGTAAAACTTATCATCTCTTTCTATTACATATTCATCTCTATTCATTCTTGTTTTTTCCATATTATAGCTATTAATAAGAATTACTTCTGATTTTAGAATTTCTTTATCATTTAAAACTGTAGCTGTACTATAAAAACTGTCTTTTCGATTGTTTTCTTTAACTAAAAATAATTTTCCATCATATTCACAACCTAATTGAGCTATAGTATTTGGATTATAATATTTATTTATTGTACTTTTTTTAAAGTCTAAATGATATAAATCTCCATTACAAATAAAAGTAATTGATTTTGAACCTATTTTGCAAAGAATATCTATACCGTGTTCTAAAAAATAACTTAAATCCATCTTTTTTGTTCTTTTAAGTTCATAACTATAAATGTAAAAATAATCTTTACAAAGAAGTACTACAGTATTATTTGCTGTTATATAAATTTTAACTTCTTTATCTTTGTTCTTTTTAATAAAACTTGGTCCTACATTATTAAGTTCTTTTACATTTACTCCAGGTTTTATATCCCCTATAGTTTTTATTTCTTGAAAAGGTTTAATATTTTTTAGTTTTAAATCAGAAGAAAAGAAAAAAGTATAACCTTTATATTCAAGTATATAAATTCCTTTTCTTTGAAATGCACTAATATTTTCATCATCCATACGTGACTTTCTGTAAATATCAAGAGCTAATTCATTCATTCTTCTCTTTGTGTTTAAAACTACATAAATATCTAATAAGTAATCTATATCTTCTATTAAATCTCTTTTATGACTATCTAATTCAAATCTAAAGTTATCAATGTAAAAAATAGTTTTGTTTCTTTTTTCATCTTTTACTTTTTCAATAGGTCTACAGTTTACTTTTCTTATGTTTAAACTTTTTTTAAATTCTTTAAAATCTCTTGCAAACTCTAACCATACTGACCACTTTTCTCCAGAAAACACCCTATACCTCCTTGAAAAAATTATAAATTTACAAAGAATAAATTATTATTATTTTCTTCTAGTAAAATTTCTTTATCTATTTTATAAAGTTCTTTTGGATTATTCTTAGTTAAAAAATCAGAACTTAATAAAAATATTTCGTCATAGATTTTATAAAAATATAAATTGCCAATACAATCATTTTTGTAAAGTGCAAATATTGCTACTTTTTTATTTATACAATCTTCTTCGAATTCACTAACTATTTCTAATTTATCATTTATTTTAGCGTTATTTTTAAATAAATATAGAACGTTTTTATTTATTAAAGCAATATCTTTAGACATATCTGTTTTCCCTACGAAAACGTTTTTGTTAGAAAAATCAAAAAATTCTTTTTCTTTTTTAAAATCATAAAAACAATTATTTCCAGAATAAAAATCAAAATTTATTCCGTTATTAAATGTTCTTACGTTAGACAAATCTTTAATTTCTTTTTCATAGATTTTATTTTTAATAAAATAATAAAGTTTTTCATATGTTCTAAGGTATACTAAATTTTTGTTATATATTCCTATATCTTCAACGTTTTTTTTATTTTCTTTTATTTTTCTAAGAATATCTTTTATATTCTGTGCTTTAATGTCTTTACAAATAAAAATATCTTTTTCTGAATATGGTACATTCATTATAACTATATCTTTATTTTTTAACGTAACCATTGCATCTACACGTCCAATAAAAAGATTTTCCAATTCTTCATTTGCAAATTCTTTGAATTTGTTTTTAAAATGATTTTTCATTAACTCACCATATGTTTTAGCATCTTTTGGATTTAATACATAAAAAAACTTACCAGTTTTTAAATCTAAAGCATACTTAAAAGCTTTTGGAAATACATTTTTATTTTTAGTTATAGCAAAACTAAATGTTCTTAGTTTATTATCTATATTATTACTTTTAAAACCTTTTAATCTAATAAATACTTTAAACATTAAAGGTTTTATTTTATTAACAGATGTTCCATATTCCATAGTTTTAATAAAGGTGTTACGCTTGTTTGCACTATCAGCATAAAAAATAATTTTTTTCTTACCGAAATGATAAATTACTTTATCTTCGAATTCTTTATTTATTCCATATTCAAAGCTATCATTGTCTTCTATTTTACAGTTTTCTGCTAGCCATTTTCTAAATTCTTTTAATAGAATTCTCAATTTTTCAGCGTCCTTAAAACTTAATTTATCAAAATAATTCATTTTTTCACCCTTTTTCCTCTCGCAATCTCTGTGCTTGTGTGAATGCGTATAATTTTTAAAAAAACAAATACTCCTATCCCACGTGCACCAATCGCTTTTCTAAATAGAAAAGGGGTGCCTTTAAAAAAAAATCTAGCTCGACTACTATTCCAAAGGAGGTAGAAATAGTAGTCAAAGCTAGGGCTGATGTTATCTCAAATCTTCCTGATAGATTTTAAGAATAAATCTACCGTCGGAGATTTTTGCAATTCTAAAGAAGAAAATGTCTTCTTTATCATTTATAAGAAATCTATCCTGTAATTCAAGACATTCCTCAATACTGTTTTTTTCAATTTCATCAATAAATAACATTTTCTTCATAGAACCACTTTCCTTTCATTTTTTAATTGTTATTTTTTTGTTTCCATAATTATATATTTAAGGAGGTATCGGGTATACCATAATAGGAGGTGATTATAGTATACCCAGTTTAAGCCAGAGGAGGTGGCTAACTTAAACATATAATAACAGAAACAAAAGACCTAGAAGATTAAACTTTTAGGTCTTTTATTTTATAAAGAATTTCTATTACTTCTTTTTCTGGAAGATAACCAATTACATCATCTGTAATATATGTTGTATAGCAAAGTTGCCAATCATTTTGTTCTTCACCGGTTTTTTCAATAACAGCTAACTCAAATTCTTGGTCATTTCTTGTATGACTATAGATGTTATTTATAATACTAGCACCAAAACCATTATCAAACTTTACTATCATTTGATAACCTGAGTTGTTTTTTCCGTCAAAAGCAATAAATCTTTCTAAGTCTTTAGGTAAATTAATTTTCATACTATCAGTTCCTTTTAATTAAAAACACAATATCATATAAACATTTTTATTCTAATCGTACCTTTAAGAGGGGTTGAACCGACGTGAGATGAGGAGGTAAACTCACATCGGTTCTAATTATGTGGAAGAAGAAATCCACGTACCCTTAATTTGAGAGTGAGGGAATTAAGGGTACAATTAGAATAAAAATTGGGTACAGATGTAAAAACACCTGTACCCTTATTTATTAACACCAATCTTCTGCTACTGCGTCTAACTCTGCGTCTGCATTTTCCACTTGCTCTTTAGTAGGAGCTGGAATGACGTCAAAAGTTATTAACCACTCGTGAGTGATAAACTTTTTGTCTACTGCGTCATAGCATAGACTGAAAAATCTTACTCTAACCATTTTTTCTAATGTTATTTCATTTTCTTCAGTAGTAACAGCAACAGCAACAGTACTGTTAGAAGACATTATAGATTTTCTTTCTCCGTCTAAATAAGCTTGAATATCTTCTTCTGTATATGAAACTACAGGATACTCAAAAAATCTTATTCCAGACATTAATTGAGAACCGTTCCAAGGTTGTGCTATCTTAGAACCATTATAATTAGTTCTAATCTTTTCTCTTCTGTTAAGTTTAAGTGTCTTTCCGTCTCCAATTATATCTTTAATATAATCTTTAACTTGAGAACCTAAGTTTTTATAAAATGTTACATAAGCCTCTTTTTCAAGAGCAACTAATTCTGCAAATTCTTCGGTATCATTTTGTTTTGTACTTCTAAGATAGTTAAGTCTAGCTGATAATTTTGGGTCCATAACACCAAAATCTTTAACTAGCTCATTTAACTTATCTTCATATTGTTTAGCACTAGAAGTGTTTCCACTTGCTGTTATTCTATTAATCATACCAATTAAATTATTATATTCTTTATAACTAACACCAAATATTTTTTTGTTTTCCATATTAATTTTCACCTTATCCTTTTTTTAATTTTAATTTTAATATAATATAATTTCCAAACATTACGGTACAGTTCTACCAGAGTAATATATACTCTTTTAAATACATAACACTAATAATTATTCTTCTTCAGTTTCATCTTCAATATAATCTTCTATACCTAATTCTTCGATTAACTGTTCATCGGTATAATCTTTTTCCAATTCCTTGGATAAATTTTTACCAAACTTATACAGTGCCGATGCTCCAGCACCATACATCATTAGTTCACCAGCTTTTCCTACCCAGGCGTCGATACCTACAGCACCTAGGCCTACAGCTCCAGCTGGATTGTCCAAATCTAACATATTACTTGCAATACTTAAACCTACACCAGTTATTGCTAACTTGGTCTCGGTCTTTAAATCCTTAAGAGTTTTAGTAGTGGCAACTACCACTTTAGCTCCAATTTTACTAGCGTCATCTAAACTTTTAGAACCTAATGCTCCAAGTAAATTACCAGCACTTAACTTTTTACCCATTAAATACACCTCTCTTTCAATATATAACATAAAATAAAATATTACCAAAATTCAGAAGACTGTTTGTATATGGGGACAAAACAGACAAAACCCACTTCGGCTCGTGGTGACTGCTTTTATTATACGACATCACCTTATCGTAAAATCGCACCCAATTACGTGTGCTTTAATGTTACTAAGGTTACCCCCTAGTTCCATTAAAACATCTTATTATACGCACGCACGTATAATTTTATTTATTCTTTACACAAGAACTGGGAAAACTTGTGCTTTATTTATTTCAATGTTTTTTTTAAAAACTAGAAAAAACAAAAAAATAAAAAAGAAAAAAGAATAAATATTCATAGAGCGTTCCAGTGCTGAGTGCCTGAAGCGGATGTCAAAGACGGAGCGAAGATAAGCACGAAGCTGTCGAACGTTTCCGACTGGATGCCAAAGGCGAAGGGAGAAAAGAAACGTGAGACGAAACAAAGCTTTCTTCGACGTATGCCAAGGGCGAAGGAGAAGAAAGACTACCTATTGTTTTAAAAAAAATAGAATGAACTAAGAATGAACTAAGTGTAAGCTAAGTGAACAAATAGTGAGATGGGTGAGTGAGTGAGTGAAAAAAAGAGAGAAGGGATAAACCCTCCTCTTAAACTAAGTAAACCAAGATGGAATAAGAACAAAATAAAAGAATACAAGTGAAACCAAGGATATCTAGTTTTTTCATATTATCACGCTCCTAGAATAAAATGAGAAACAATGCAACTAATAGCCAGAATAACCAAGTAAATAAAGAATTTATCTATAAGCATAAAACCTCCTTATAAGAAAAAGCCAAGAACAAATAGAACAAGTAAAACAGTACCAAAACCAAATTGTTTTACTAGAAAACAAAGTATACTAAATATAAATAAAGAATAAAAGTATCCGTTTTTCATTCTTTGTCACCTCCCAATAATTTAAAGATAATATATATAACAATTCCTACTACAACTGCTGGTAGGAAAGTAACTTGTGGTGCTGTTAAAACACCCCAAGCAAGTATTCCAAATAAAACATACATAATAAATCTTAAATCCATATTAACACGCTCCTTTCACAAGGCTAACAGCATTAGTTAAGTCTTTTGTTAAATCACAAACTGTTAGATAGCTATCACAATACAAATCTAAATCCATTATATAGTTATCAACATTGTCCAATAAAGTGTCTTTGTTCAAAATTAATTGATAACTATTCATATTTTTATAATCCAAAGCACTAGGAACTCCTAGTTTTATCATACAATCTCTTAAATCTTTCATTGCCATTCTTAAAACTTTTTTACTCATATTAACACTCTCCTTTTTAATTTTAAAATAATATAAAATATAAATATTAATCCTTATGGAAACCTAAATCAGCCATATTAGCTGAACCAGGTATCCATTTCAATTCTAAACTAGAACCAGCTTTTAAATCAGTTAAGTATTTAAGCATTTTGACAGTGCTTTCATTCTTAACTTTGATAACTCCATTACTCCAATACTTGATAACAAGCTCGCTATCACCAAGTATTGTTTTAACTTCTGGTAGCATATTAGCAATCTTGTAAGCAAGAATGCAACCTAAAGCCTCACCATAGTTATTAGTGAAGTTTTTAGGTAATTGCACGTTACCAAAATCGTTAACTATAAATCCATATCTGTTACATAAATCAATAAAACTACTATTACTAGCAATCTTATTAATTAAACTATTTCCAAGACTATCAGTAACTCTTACTTCAACACCGATACCTCTACCAGTACCAGCGTCAAAGTAAATTACAGAAGGGTCATTAATTTTTTCTGCAACTTCTTCGAAAGAAGTTTTAACAGAAAGATTTTCCATAATCCAAGCATTTGCCTCTTGTTCAGAAGCAAACTTTTTATACTTAACTCCACTTTTACCTTTAACAAAATTGGAACAATCGTCCCAATTATCAAACAATCTACTTTCACTATTAAATACAACAGCATATAATTTAATATTATTCATATATAACACTCTCCTTTTTATATTAAATAATTAATTAATTCCAATCATCAGAACTTTCAGGATTTAAGAATGTCTCGATTTCTTCTTTGCTAAATCTATCAGCTTGATAGTCCTTAAAGAAATCAACTCCAAGACATAACATATCCTCTTTAACAGAGTTATAATCCACACTGTTTTGGATAGCCTCGTAAACTGAAGGCATATAGATTTGGAACCCGTCAACTGACTGGTGATACAAACAGTTAATCTTTTTCTTGCTAATGTACGAATTATTGTCGTGCATTGGTTGCCAGAAAAAGTACTCGAATATTACTAAGTGCTCACCAAAGCTATGTACTTTTTCACCAGTCTCATTATCTATAATAAATAATTCCCAATCTCTTTTTCTAGTTTCTGCTAAATCTTCTATTTTAAGCTTAGCAATTTCCTCAACAGAAAGAGAAACTTCTTTATCTTCGATAATACAATCTAATTCCATAAGTCCGTCTATTAGTAGAGCGTTAACGTTATCTCTACTGCAAGAAGTACCAGCTATAACATCTGGCTCAAAGCAAACTTGCCACTTATCACCAGCTTTGTTTCCAAACACTTGATGTTTAGTTCTGATACTTCTTAGAAACTTAGTGAAATTATCTTTTTCATTTTCAACTTCAAATATCATAGCACACATAATAGTGTACTTATCTTCCACTATTCCTGTGATACTACCTTTGTCTCTATAAGAACCAATCATCTTAGAACCAAGAGAAGCTACTCTTAATTCATTATTCTCATTATCAACAAGAGTTTCACTCTTATTAATAAATCCACTAGAAACTACAAAGCTATCTACGGCATTTGGATATATTCCATATTGCTCAAGTTCCACTCCCCATAAATCACATTTTACCACAAGGCTAGGAATTACCACTTGATTAAGTTTATCATTTAAAGTACTCATATATAACACTCTCCTCTTTTTATTTAAATAAATAACAATAATAATATAAACAAACATACAACCACTAAAAGAAATTAATCTTCTAGTGGTTCAATGTAGCAATAACCAAGATGATGCCATTTTTCTGCATACTCGTAACATTCATCGTATGTTCCGACAAAATATAAGTCATTATCATCCCAAATATTGCATTCAGTTACATATAAACCATATCTCATATAAAATCACTCCTTTTTTAATCAGTATGTTCTGATAACATACTATAAAATAAACAATGCACAATAAAATAAGGCTAAAACCATTTTTAACAATAAAACAAGAGTTTAGCCTTAAAAACCATAAAATTAACAAAAATAAAAATCTTTTAATACCAATGCAAAACAGAATTTATTTCGCCGGCGGAGAAAATCACACCAAAAACGAAATAAAAACTGTTCTAAAACAATACAAACTAAAACTCAAATAAAGGTTCAACCTCACAACCTGTTTGTTCCACTAGCCATTTTTCAATTATAGATAAATCTACTTTTGGCTCAAATAAGAAATGACGATTAACCAATGCGAAATTGTTATTTGTGTAAAAATCGTCTTTGAAAATCAAATCAGCTAATACTTCACAATCTTTTGAATTTTCAGCCTCAATCAAAACAGCTCCGTCATACATTCTTACCATTCTCATAATATCAACTCTCCTTTTAATTTAAACAAAAATATAAAATAAACAAAAAAGACAGTTTATAGACTTGTCTAGGTCTAACAAAACTAAAATTCATTTTCTAAGAAATATAAGTATTGGTCTTTAGTACCGTAGAAATATGAACCAGTTAAATTTTTTGCACCATTTTTAACTATATTTGTATTTACAGGTAAATCATCATTGTTGATGTCAAAGTAAATAGTAGATTGAGTTCCATTATCTTCAAAAGTTAAAATACCCAAAACCATTAAACTCTCAAATTGGTCTTCATCTACCCAGTCTTTTAATCTCCAGAATTTCATAACTTGCTTTCTCATTTTATCAACTCCTTTATTAACTTTAACTAAATAATAACCAGTGCATAGGTTCTTTTTAATATACTTATCACAATCACCAAGAGAACCTACAAACAATAATATATCTTCCACATATAATCTATACATAACAATCTCCTTTCAGAAAAACAAGAGTTTAAAGCTCCTGTTTTCCTGTTTAAATGTTTTAGATGTTTTCATTAAGCATTTCAACAAACCCAAAGCTATCACCTGGGATTAACTTCATACATTCTTCAAAGAACTCTTCATAAGTTCTAACGAAGTATTTACTGTTTTTAGAATAGATATCTTCAAGCTTGATGATTTGAATTTTATCACCGTCACAATCACCAGCTAGATATCTGTCAAGCATATCAGGACTTACTCTAATTTGATTAGGAGTAAATCCTACAACTTTAAGAACAACCACTATATTTTGTATAGGGTCACGTGTTACCATAACGTAATCCCCTATTTTTAACCCACTCCACTCAGGTACAAGTATCTCATCAATACCACGTGAATGAGTTAAAGCTACACCAGAAATTCCCTCAAAATGAAAAAGGAATTTCTTTGAAAATCTTTTACTAAACAATCTCTTAGCGATGTCTAATCTCAAGATGTATAACTTAGTGTAGAAATTTTCAAAGGCTTTTTCTTTAGCCTTTTCATCTTCTAGTTTTACTAAATCATAATACAATCCAGCTAGTTCTCCTAGCTTTCTACTAAAACTTATTTCACCGTGAGGGACAGCTATTATACTAGTTTCTCCCTCGTGATTAACTATCTTTAAACATCTCTTGCTAAGCAAGAATTTCTCTTGAAGTTTAGTAAGTTCTCCTTGTGGAAAACTCTTTAAGATGTTCACATCAAATTCGCTCCAGTTTTCTGAAGCTTTCAATTTAAGCTTATGGCATTCAGATGCTAATAAACCTCCTTTACCAAATCTTAAGTCTTGAAAAAGAAAATTAGAATTCATATGTTACCTCCTCAAATATTAACACATTAATTATAAAACACAACAAAACAAACAACCAAGAGACTTACTCTTTAACAGCAAATCTCTTTTTATATTGAAATGGAGAAACAAGGTCACAAGTGTCTTTAATAGTAGCACTATTATCACGTTTAGCACTTGTTTTGATAAAACAAGGATAAATAGTAGTCTTTATGATATTAGCAACATCAAAGACATCTTCAGTACTTTTCTCATTTCTAACCATTTCAAATACTCCAGCATTTTTACGGATGTAATAGTTCTTAGCTACTTTACATCTCTTTCCTGGAGCTGAAGTACTACCTGTTATAATATCAATACCCTTAATTCCGTGTACTGATACTAGTTCAGCATAGCTTAAATCAAGCTGAATATTATTTTCAAGTAGGAATTTACCCACTTCACTCTTGTTATTATCAACCCACATAATTGGAGTTTTATTCACTTCACTCCAGCTATATTCTTTTGCATTACGTAGGGTTCTAGTAATATTAGCTTGAACAGCCTTAATTAGTCCTCCCTGACTTCTTTTCATCATACCAATAAAGAAGTCTTTACTATAGCTTTTTTTAGCACTAGTCATCAATCCTTGTTTAATCAAGAATTGGTATGGATGCACTAGTTTCAATATCTCATCAGTACCATTAGCATACTCAATAAGGTTCAATGGCATATAAGCCATACTATAGAGATTTCCGTTTACTCTACAAGATAAAACCTTATCAATAAATGGTAATTCCATACTGAAAGAACACAACTCTTCATTTGAAGAGAATTTAACTAATAGTTTTGTTCCACTAACTCTTTGAAGTAAAGTCATTTCCTCTACTTCAAGATTATATTCTGATACAGCCATTTCAAACTCACTCTTAAACATATCCACTTGAGCCTTACTAACTGCCTTTCTAGATAGTAATTTATCTTTTTCATCTTCAGATAAAGTGTCTTCAGCAAGTTCACCCTTAAGAAGTTCTAATTCATCTTCGTTCATAATAACTGGCTCATAAGAAAAATCTGTTTCTTTAGCCATATCAAAGTCACGATTAACCCCAGTGATGCAAACAGGATGTGCAAGAATACGAAGCTCCTTGCTGAATTTCTTGTAAAGTTCACCCTCACCAAGGAAACGGTATCCCTTGTGAGCCTTTCTAAGTCTTGCTACCTTTACACAAGATTTAAGTAATTCAACTTGTACATCATTTAAAACATTAGCCATATTATCAACCTCCTCAATATTTAAACCAATGATAATAAAATTAACCAAAACAAAAAAAGCCTTTTAAAGTCTTGCTTAGGACAAATAAAATAAATTAATTTTTACTAATTATTTCTTTAGGATACTTTTTACGCATTAATTTATATGCATTATCAAAATCTTTCTTAAGAGTATCCAAACTTAAAAGATTTTCAAAATCTTCAGTGAAATAATAGCAAACTTCATAATAACTACAACTAAAAAGTCCTTTATTATTTTCATACTCTTCATAGAATTTATCTAGCAACTCTTTATTGTTCAAAGTAAACTCAATAGGATACCAGCCAAGATTAGCTTTTAATATCTTATAAGTTTCATATATATATTTGCACCACTTATCGTCATCTACTTTGAAATAATTACCAGTTACAAACATATCCTTAAGGCAACCGTCACGTAGATTATGAATAAAATCAAATAATCCTCCTGTTCCATATTCTTTGTGATAATAAAACACACTTTCTTCTTTCTCAATAGCCTCTTTTAATCTAATAAAACAACTTTTCAAGTCAACAAATGTTTCATCTATTAACCAATCAGTCATTATATTAATATACTCCAAGAAAGATTTAACATTTATTTCCAAGTAATACTTATTTCTAGTAAATCCGTACTCATCAACCAGGAAATGTCCTACATTATTTATATCTTTAATTACGAAATCATAATTATCTATTAACCAAGATAATTTCTTCACAATATATTTCTTTCTACTGTGAGTTCTAAAATCTTCTCTATTTTCTTTGTTATAAACACCTTTTAAAAAATCATTATACTTTTTCATTAAAAATCAACTCCTTTTAAAATTAAATAAATCATAATAAAAAAAGAACTTAAGCTAATATATAATCAATATTAAGTTCTTTACACACTTCAACAACACAATCCATATACATATCAACATCTAACCAGACAATATAAGGATTGTTAATACCATTATTAAAAATCTTAATAATTTTTCCTCTTCTTTTAATTTTTGCTATTGTAAGAGACTTACGAAGCATTTCTTTCACTTCACGCCTCTCTCTACGCCTATAAAATACACATCCTTGATATGTATCATTGTGCATAGTTTCAGAAAAATCTAATAAACTATATGATACATTCAAAGATAAAAACCATTGTGGAACAAAACAATCAAATAAAGCAACGTTAAAGTATTCTCCATAGAGATACTCTAATAACAAGTCCTTTATTTCACCAGCAACAGTTTTATAGTAATAATTATAGGCATACTTGCTTAACTGCAATTCAAGTTTCTCTTTCTCTTTGAATATGATATGCAAGAGTTTGTGTCCTTGATACCATTCTATCTCGCAATTATAACCTACATTGCAAAGCAACTTACATAAGTCATCTATCATATAGTAACTTTTATCCCGCACACTTTTAAAATAGATGTTAATAAAGACAATATTACGCTCTTTATTACTTCTACAGTAAACCATAACAAAGTTATCAAATCTTAAACTCACAAAACACTCTCCTTTTTAATTAAGCAATTATCAATAATTAATCATCACTATAATGACTACCCCAAAAGCTAATATCACAATTATAACTGTTAGTATATCTTTTATTTCTTTCTATTTCAGAAGCATAAACTTTTTCATATTCAAGATACAAACTATTGTACTTAGCTTTAAGATAATCTAAACTAATTAAACTAGTATAATCCACTGTAAAACAATATACGTTAGGTTTTTCATTAAAATATAAATCCTTATTAATAAAAAACTCACGTGTAAAACTTCTTAATAACCCAAAATCAATTCCACTGTATTCAACAGGATTATTGCGAAGCATACTTTCAATTCTTCCAAACCAATATTTAACTTCATCACACCAAGAGAAATCAATACTAACTCTTTTTTCTAATTCAGTTCTAAATACTCCTTTATATAGTTTAGTAATAAATATTTCTAAAGTACTATCAGTACAAATATTACTATAATAACTACTTTTCTTTTCATATTTGCTAAGTAAGTCAATAAAGCATTCAACTAAACTAGCATATTCAGTTTCAAACAAGCATTTACAAATTATATTAAAATATCTAAGAAAACTCTTAGAACTTCTAATAATATAACTCTTATATCCAGAGAAATAATAATCCATACTCAAACTACACTCTTTACTATCAAGAGCTATATAAACCAAGTCTATATTCTTTATCAACCAATGTAACTTATCAACTACACCACATCCATTCAAACTACTAGTTCTATTCTTTCTTCCTGGATGATTATAGTTAAAAGTAAATTCTAACACTTCTTCAAAAGTTCTTATTCTTTCTCTTCTCATAAAACATTACCTCCCAAGTATTATATTAAACACACAATCATATTCAACAAGTCTATAATCGTCCACTTATGCTCCATAATAGTACATAAATGGACAACCTTTAGGCCATATTAAAAATCCCTTTATTCCCAGTCATTTTCAACGACAGGAACATCAGCTACATCATTAAGGATATCGCAAATAGCCATTTCTAGCTGTATTGGACTACCCTTGAATTTCTTAAGCTGACAAATCTTATACCACACGGCGTCACTCATCACTCCAGCTCCGTCGTGTTTACTATCAAGTGCTAACTGTTGTAGCTTATTTCCAAGAATACGGGCTTGTATCATATCAACTCCCGCAATTCTGGCCATTTCAAGCAACCAGTTAGCAAAACTTCCGCCTATTCCAGTACCCTCTTTTACGGCCTTTAAGTTCAAAGCACCGTAAAACCAGGCGTTGTAATAGTCTTCTGTCTTAACATCATCAAACTTCTCGTTCTTCTTACGTGAAGCTGATATCATCTCATTCAATTTCATATCTCCTCAAACCTCCCAATATTTCAAGGGTAGCAAAGCACTACCCTAAGTATTCAATTAACCAAGTAACTACCTCATCTTTACTTGGCTTGTGTTCTAAACTTAAAGCATAATTAAGAAAACCAATTACGCAATCAGCCTCTAAATCAAGAGTTGTGTCTTGTTCATCAAACTCAGTCTCAGCTTTATTCCATAGCTCAACGAATTCGCTATTAGCCTTAAGTTCAGAAATTAAACCAATCACGTTACCATTAAATTCAGACTTGCCATTTTTAACAACTATTTCCATAACTACCTCCTATACATTAAACACATCAAAGTCCCATAATTCCATACTTAAATAAATCCAAGTAAAACCTACGACTTCAGCCATATTACTTTGTACAGCACCAGCTCTTATGTTAAACTCAAGCTCAGCACTAAGTAAATCAAACAAATCAAAGTCGCATTCTTTCTGCTTTTCTAAATAAAACTCATAAAGCTCAGTGTCTTCATAAAAACAACATTCAATAACATCACAAGATTTAAATTTCATAAAGCCTCCTTTATAATTAATCTAATAAAACAAGAGTTTAATGTTTTTATTGTTTTGTGTTTTAACTATGCTAAAACATAACATAAAATCAAGCAAAAACGCAAGCAAGTCTAGGGCTTGTATGCATTTGAGCTTGTTTTTTATGATAAAACATTAACTCATATTAAACTTGTTTCTATCTGAACTGGGTCAAAACACAACATTGAAACATACCAGTTTTAACAAAAACACTATCAAAGCAAGAGTTTTAGGCTTTTTGTTTGCTGTTTTCTGTTTTTAAGTCAAAGCATAATACAAATACTTTTATACTTGACTGGGGGTCAAAGTGACACCAAAACACACTGAAACTAATTCAAACCTAGAACTCATCAGACTTTGCTCTGTTTTATCACCAATCAAGACTTGTTTAAGATAAAACTCATTTCTATCTGGACTGGGTGTAAAAGGGACACTTTTTTCCGCCGGCGGAAAAAATAAAAACCAAGAAAACTCAATTTTAACATAAACCGTTGATACTAAAGGAAAAACTAATTATTACTTTGAGTATCAAACTAATGACTTTTTAGTCTCATAAGAGAGATGGGTGTCACTTTTTACCCCCGTTGGAGTACAAAGAGTAAAAATTAAAAAGTGTTGATTTTAAAAGAAAAATTAATTTTGTACTAACATCAAGATTAATTTTCACACCCTATAGCTAAACCAAAAATCATTACTTTGATAATCAAACTAATTAAGCCTATAACTCCTATAGTGCTTATAAAAACAAAGCTACTATGCATAAAATCATAAGTACAAGAGTTTTTATGATATTAACAAACACTATAGTAGCCTAACTAGCTAATAATAAAATAACACCTAACACAAAAACACGCAAAAAATTAACACGCGATTTTATGCTAAGTTGTACTAGTTTAACCCCCAGTGTAGTATCAAAATAAAATAACACCCTATACTATCCTAACTAGTAAAAACAGAGTTTATAAAAACTAGTTTTCTTGGACTATACTATAGAGAATTTTATTCTGGCATATCTATACTACTAAGCTAAACTCTAAACTAAACACACAAGAGTAAACTTAATATTCTAAGCTAAAATCATATAGCTCAATAACGCATATTATCGCAACTCAAAACAGTGAAGCTCTGAGAGCTCGTTTAACGCGTTTTAATTAACATAGCCATATGATTATATCACTCATATTAATCTAGCAAAACAAGAGTTTAATGTTTTTTTATGTTTTTTGTTTGCTGGTTGTGCTTTAATGAAGACAGGTCTTTTTTTTACTAGCAACTCCGAGAGAATGCTTTA